AGATAGCCTGTGGCGGAGGCTGCGCCCAGATTGCCTGTGGCATGATTCTCTTTTTCGGCGTTTGCGCGCTTGATCGCGTCGTCAAATCCGATTTGGCTCTTGACATATTCGATCTGCGCTTTCACGAGGCCAGGAACGCCAATCTCGGCTTTCAGTGTCATTTTCTTCGCAACAATCTTGCTATCCGATGATTCACGTTCGGCAGATACCTCTTCTGCCTCTGCCTCAAAGTACCGGCTTTCATTCGGTGTGTAGTGGTTCAGCACATCAATCGGTTGTTCGCACGCGTGCAGGCCAGCCTTGCAAAGATGCGGCTCTCCATCAAAAACAACGGTTTCGCCGAGTTTGTATTGAAACCCGCGGCACTTCATATCCTTATTCGTGCCTTTATAAACTTTCATGTTGATCCTCCTGTTTCATCTTTCCAACCAGCCACAGCGGCGGGAATAAATAGCGATCTTCGTCCTCCGGCTCGTCCGGCTCATACTCCGGCTCCGGAATGCTCAAGTACAGATTTTCGCCATCATACGCCATTCCGGCTCACCTCCTGGCGGATCAGCGCTTCACAGAAGCTCTGAACCGTGGAATAGCCCAGCTTTTTCAGAAGCCTGTCCAGCTTCTTAGCCTGATCGTCCGTCAGGCGGAAGTAATACCGGTTCGTCTTCTTCCGGCGATCTGCGCGGTTCTTGGGCGCGTCCAGCGCCTTGATCGCCGCAGCTGCCTCCGGAACAAGCTGCACGCCGTATTTCTCCGGCGCTTCGCACTGAGAAAGCAGGCATTTGTTAAACTTCGGGTAGTCGGCCCGATGTACCGCGTCTACGCAGGCTTTCGCACCATGTCGAACGCGGGAATCCGTTAAACTTGACATAGTTCCCTTTCTGCCCTATAATAAAGGCGTCTTAAGTTTCCTTTCGGCCTCTGTCGCGTTGCCGCGCGGCAGGGGTCATTTCTTTATGCCAGCCCATACAGCAGCGCTACGAGCGCGACGAAGCCAGTCACAGCGCATTCATAAGTCATTCCTGCCATCCCGGCCACCGCCGACAGGATCATCGCCGCGCCGCTCGTCCAAAGGCACAGGCCCTTGACGATCCGCAGTGTTGCCTTGCGGGCCTCCAATTCCTCCCGCAGCCGCCCCCGGCGCTCCTCAGTCGTTTCCGCGACAAGGTTTGTTCTCATGTTGTCCACTCCTCTTTCGATTTCTGTTCGCTTCTTTGCAGTGCGATTCAATTCATAGCCTTTGCCAGTCTTTGATTCGCCGTCTTTGCCTTGCTATGCCATGCCATTGCCCATCGTCGCTTTGCCATTCCCTTGCCTGTCATTGCGTCGCTGAGCTACGCGTCGCCTTACTATGCCTTTCCTTTGCTGCGCCTATCACCGCTAAACACTGCCGTTGCGCATCTGCGCCAGTCAGTACAGAGCAATTCCGTTGCCGTTCACCGCTGCTCTCAGCGACGCGCTTCCCTCGCATGCCCCTGCGTTGCCAGTCTCTGCCCTGCCATGCCATGCCACAGCATATCCACGCCTCGCTTTGCCGTTGCCCATCGTCGCTCGGCCATTCCATTGCTAAGCCGAGATGTGCCACGCAACTCCATTGCGGTGCCGTGCCACTCCATTGCCCTTCGACGCCGGGCCCATCTATGCCCTCGCGCTTACTCGAGCACTTCGTAGGTGAATCGTCCCTTTCCGGAGTTTCGCCACTGGCCGATGCCTCTGAGCCGTCCGTAATCCAGCCATTCCAGGACGATATCCTTGTGTGCCTTTTCATCGAGCATCACGATTTCAAGCTCGATGGAGCTGCCTGCCGGGATTTCCTCGGAGTTCGCAAGGCTGACGCGCTCACCCTGTGCGGTCTGTGCACGAAGCGGCCTCTGACATTCTCCGACCTCGCCGTTGACCTCAATGGGAATCATGCGCGGCTTCACAAAGATCAGGCCGTCGATGATCTTCTTATAGGCTTTCAGCGCACTGGATTTCTTGGATTTCACGCGGGCAAGCATACCGCAGGCGTCCTTGAAAAAGCCTTTGACCTGATAATCGTACAGAATCGGCTGTCCGGCGGTACGCGGGAAAACGGTTTTTCCCTTTTCGGCGACAGCGTCCGCGCCGAGCGCTGCGATCTCATCCTCGATCGTGCTTGCGTCCGGGGCCTTGCTTGCGATAAAGTCACGCGCAATGTTCTCGTTGCTCGGCCATGTGCCAAGAACCGGCTCCAAAAATGTTAATCTGACTTTCATTTGTTCCTCCTCATGCTCCGAAAAACCGCAAAAACGGCTCTCTCGGGATCTTTACTCTGTGCTTGCTTGTGCAGCAAACCGGGAAGCCCAGCTTTTCAGGCCGTTCCCTCGCCATCAAGCGAAGCCATTGCGGGGTACAGCCGAGCACCTGCGCCGCCTCGCTTGCGAGGATTGTGGGCTTTGACATTGCCCGGATATCGTCCAGCGTCATTTTTCCTCCTTTCTGCGTTCGATCACAGCCTTAACCGCGCCTTCCAAGCGCTTCCTTGCGCCCGGCGGATTTCTTTTCCCGTTCAGGATCAAGGACAGATAGCCTTTTGTAAGTCCAAGCTCTGCAGCAAGATCGTCGTATGAAACACGCGCATTGTGCATTTTCCCGATCAGTACGCCTGTCCATTTTTCAGGCATATACACACCTCCATTCTGTTAAAATTGTTGACTGCAACGCCCCAGACGTGCTATACTGCCATTAGCCCTTTTAGGTAAATTCAGGAGGTGGTTGTCACGACCAAACTTTTGAACTTGCCAGTTCCAGACCAAAGAAACGGCGTGATGCGTTAGGGCAAGGGGCAGCGCCAGAACTGCCAAAGTGAGCGGCGCGTCATAGAAGCGTAAGTTCGTTTTGTGTCAGGATGGCATTGCCAAGCCGGTGGAAAGAACTCTACCAATTCGGACGGATGCAAGGTAACGCATACGGCCATCCTGTGCAGCGCGTTCTGGTAAACAACTCTGGGGGAAACCGCTCGTGAACGAACCACGGGCGGCTTTTCTTTTCGCCGCAGTCAACTTTTGAAATTTGTTGTTGAAATTGTTTACTGTTTGTGCTACTATGAATTTGCGAGAAACACATTAGCATTGGCGCAAGCGTTGATTTGCTTGGGCCTTGTCTGTTGCAAACTTTTTCAACCACAAGGCAATAATACATCAAACATTCTCAACTGTCAACCGCTATTTGCAAACTAATTCAACTTTCGTCGTATTTAACAATTCCAGAGGTGTATTATTGTGTTTTATGACAACTTTGTTGCGCTTTGCGCTTCTGTAAACAAAACCCCTGCATACGTTGGCCGAGAACTCGGAATTGACAAGTCAACAATAAGCTGTTGGAAAGCGCGGAAGACAAAACCCTCTGACGTAAATGCGCAAAAAATCGCCGACTACTTCGGCGTAACAGTAGAAGAACTGATGGGTAAAGGCATAAAAAAAGAGCGCCCCGCCGATGGCGGGACGCTGAGTGGAGAAGATAAAGAAACCGCAGAACTCCGTGAAATTTGGAGTTCTGCGGATGAAAATGAGCGCCGTGATTTGCTCGAAATGGCGCGTATGCTAAAGAACCGGAGAAAGCAGAATGGATGATGCAAGCAACCTTCCGTTTTCGGAAATCGAATTGAGCAAAGACGAAAGAAAAATGCTTAAAGCGTTGGCAGATAGTAGAATATTTGCGACGGATGATATTTTCCAGACCGCAAATAGGCTGAAACATTTTGGACTTGCAAATCTGCACCCAATCCCCAGCAAAGATGGTGTCCCTGTGTTGTCGTTTGGCGCGTCCTGCGCAATTGAAATAGAAGAACGCGGGAAGGACTACTTGGCGTATATTGATCAGCGGAAGAAGTCCACAAAGGCTAGTCGAATCCATGACCTAGTGATTGCAGTAATCTCATTCCTGCTCGGGATGCTTACGTCTGAACATTTCTGGAATTTCCTGAACAAATGTCTGTCAGGATCCGAGGGCTAAAGTCGCTGCAAACTGCTTTAAGCTTTTTTTCGCAGACAAGCACGATGTCGCCGCCTGGGCTGGCCGCGCCGATCGCGTGTTCGCACATCCGGCACGCTTCTCCGCACTCATCTTTTGTAGAAATTTCAGTCCTGATTCTGCACAACTGCAGCATAATATTATCGTACTTTTCCTTGCTCAGAAACATTGTTTCGCTCCTTCCATATTCTAATTAGTTCTCGTTTTTCCTCTGATGTAAGTTCCATTAAATACTGAAAGCCAATATCAGCGGGCGCAATTTCTTCACCCTTATTATAGCACAGATCATCCTGAATACAAGCCATTTTTGCGTCCTCCTTCTCTAAACTCCCAAATTTCTGCATCTCTTTTTGTGCAGTTTTGACCTTGAGCCTGTAAAACTCTGGTGATAAAATTATAGTACATTACAAAACCGGAGGTTTGTTATATGCCAAAGGATACATATTTTGTCAGATGCCCGCGCTGCGGGGAGAATTTTGACGAGAAGTTGAAGTATTGTCCGCACTGTGACACGCCGAACCGGAAGATGATCTGCCGCTCCTGCGGAACGCAAATCAATGCAAGCGCCCGCGTCTGTCCGGAATGCGGCGCAAGAAACAAAAAGATGATTTCGGTTCAAAAAATCGCGATTCTTTCTGTTCCGTTCGCTGCCGTTGTGCTGGCAGTTGTCCTTATCGCATCAAAGCCCGCGAAGAAGCCAGCCGAGCCGATCAAGAAGCAGGAGCCGGATACAATCTCCGCATCGGAGTCGGCAAAGACGGAAGACGACGCACAGACCGGGGAAACGGCAACCACACCGATAACGGCTGAAAAAACATGGGGCAATAAGATCAAGCTCACGATCCCAGCCGACTTTATCGGCGAAGATGCGACGCAGCAGGCATTGGACGAAAAGGTAAAGGAAACAGACGGGCTTCTGTCTATAGAGCTGAATCCTGACGGCTCCGCGACCTACGTTATGACAGCGGAGCGACACAAAGAGCTTATGCAGGAGCTGGCGCAGAACATTGACGCCCAGCTTGCGGACATGGCCGGTTCCTCTGACTACCCAAACGTCATTTCCGTCGAAGCGTCCAGCGATTACACGTCCTTTACTGTAACGCTTTCTACTGATGTGGTTGGGCTTCAGGACTCACTCCTTACACTGGCATTTTATATGTACGGCGGTATGTACAACGCATTCAACGGAACTCCGGTCGACAACGTGCGTGTGCAGTTTGTAGACCAGACCGGCAATGTGCTGGAGGAAGCGAACTCGAGGGACGCACAATAAATTCAGTGCAGGATCCTCGGCTCCCGCCGCTCGTCCTGCTCCCGGCCTACGTCCGCGACGCAGGCAAACAGAAGCGGAACGCCCTTGATGTAGTCCACGTTGACGCTATGCACATCTGTCAGCTTCGCACCGTCTACTGTTACGTCCACTTTCCCGTTGTTTACCCGGATGTTGATGCACTCCATATTTTTTCCTCCTGTCATTTATTATAGAACGATTGTTCTAAAAATCAACATGGCATTATAAACAAACAGATCGCATTATTTTTGGGAATCAGGAATCCGATGGTTTACAGTTTTTGGGACTGATGATTTGATATAATATTCGGTTTGACCGGCCCCATCGTATCTGGAACATACGGTGGGGCCATTTCAGCAGATGCCGGATTCAGGAACTATCTGCTACGTTTTTATTGTACCAGATAATGCTTGTAAGAAAAGGGCGAATCCTGCGTTCTTGTCACATGTTTTGCATTTTTATATGGAAAATGTAAGAAATAAAACTGAAACTTACGAATGGAGGCGTAATCATGTCCGCAATACAGGATCTCGCTCCGTTTATCGGCGCGTATCAGGGGAAGATCAGAAGGGCAAAAGATGCAAGCGGGATGACGTTGGAGGAGCTGTCGAACGAGTCCGGCGTTTCCTTCTCTGCCGTGAGCCGATTATACGCTGGAACACAAGCGGATCCACGGCTTTACAACTCGGCTGCGCTATGCAAAACGCTCGGGTTGTCGCTCGACGAGCTGTTCGGCCTTGAAAATCCCGTCGGAAGCCCGGAAAAGCTGACCAAGCAGATCCATCATGTCGAGCTTGAAAACGCCAAGCTGGAGGCAACAGCGGCCGCGCAAAGCGCACAGATAAAGTCTACACATACAATGTGTTACGTCCTCGCCCTGTTTTGTATGCTGCTCTCCTTTTCTCTGATTGCCTGCCTTGTGACGGATGCGCAGAGTCGGAGCGCAGGCCTCATTCGCGGTGGAGATTTGTCCGTAGCTGCATGGGTTTGCATTGCCCTGATCGTAGGTTCAGCGCTGGCTTCGGCAATTACTTTCTACGCGATCCGAAAAGAACGTGGAGGGAAACATGGAGTGCATCAAGTGTAAAAAAGAAATTCCAGACGGCGCGCCCTACTGTTGCTGGTGCGGGAAAAAACAGGAAGCGCGGCGAAGCCGGACGCGCGGGAACGGGCAAGGAAGCGCTTACCAGCGAGGGAAGACGTGGACGGCGCGTTGGACAGAAAGAACTTACCTAGACGAGAACGACAAGCTTCGGCAAAAGATGCGAACAAAAGGCGGGTTTACATCAAAGCGCGCCGCCCTCCAATATGCTGCAAACCCTCCGAAGGAAGAGCAGCGAAGCCCCACTCTCAGAGAATACTACAAAACATATCTGCGTGGGGATTATCTATCCTTATCGGCTGATCGTCAGGGCGCGGCGGAAAAGGCATTCGAGCGCATGAGAGAAATCGCCGACCGTGAGATCGACGCGCTTACCATCGCGCAGATACAGGATGTTATCGACCGCAACGCCAGCACCTATTACACGCGGAAAGATATGAAAACTGTCCTCTCCCACTGTTATAACCTCGCAATTGCAGAAAAGCAAACAACCGTGAATCTTGCAAAGTACATAAAGCTTCCGGAATTGGAAGAGAAGTCGCCGGAACCGTTTACCGACGCCGACGTAAAAAAGCTATGGGAAGCGTATGCAAAAGACCACTTCGTTGGGTTTATTTTAACGATGATTTATACCGGCATGATGCCCGGTGAGCTTCTGAAACTCAAGAAAGATATGATTGACTTTGAAAAGAATGAGATCGTCCGAGGCGGCATAAAGACAAAGAAGCGGAAGGAAACGCCTATGGTCTTCCCGGATTTCGTTGCGCCGGTGCTGCATGAACTATGCGAAGAAAGCAAATCGCGCGTCGGAAATATCTGCTGCATAAACAAAGATAATTTTTACAAGAGATATTATGAGTGTTTGGAGCTTGCCGGAGTGCAAAAGCTACCACCTTACTCATGCCGCCATACAACCGCTACAGCCCTCGCAATGAAAAACATCGACCCGTTTACGATCAAGGAAATCATGCGCCACACGAAGATAACGACTACCCAACGGTATGTACACCCGGACATGAAAGGCATGGTCAATGCCGTAAATCAGTTGCAAAACGACTCGACAGAGTGAATTATGTATGCTACAAAATATGTTACAAACGCCAATTTTCCCAGTGTTTTCAATGGGTTTTTCTCCCCTGCTAAGGGAGTAGGCGTCTAAAAAGCGCGCGAGAGTTCAAATCTCTCCTTCCGCGCCAAAGTACCGATTTTAGATGTTTTAAATCTAAAGTCGGTACTTTTTTATGTCTTTCACCCTATTTTCTGCGTATTTTCAAAAAGCAAAAAATCACGTTATGACACGCTCTGTAACATAAAATTATTTCCCGTATGCTACATTGTATGCTACAGATTCAGCGCAATGCGAGGGGACTCCCCTATTTTTTGCTACATGGACTTTATTTTCCGAAGCATAGAATCATAGACTTTTCGGTTCACAAGCGATAATGTGTCCATAAGTTCATCAACGACCGCCCAAGCCTTCGCCGGGTCTTTCCCAGCTACTGCAAGCAAAAACTCACTGTCCCCGTACTCGCCCACGGTAGCCGGTTCTGCGGTCACAGGGGCGGGAGCGCCGGAGTAGTAACCCACATACCTACCGCCGTCGCCCCGTTCCTCTTCCTGCATCTGCTTGCGGATCACATACAGATCCGCAAGCTTAGCGTAATTCTTATAGTCGGATTCCTCATATTCCAGGCGAGCAATCTCTTTCCGGATTTCGGCTGCATCCAACATATTGCGCTCTCCTTATGCCCGCTCGATCTGCTCCATGCAGCGGCGGATCGCGTCACGGGTTTTATCGTCGTCCGCGTCGCGCATCATATCCTCCAGCTGCGCATGCATATGCTCGCGGGCGTCTGTGCGGCTGTAGCGGCCCATTGCGTCGCGGCGGCGCCCACGGTATGAACTTCCGCGTCCATATGTGCCGCGCATATCCGCCTCCCACTCGCCATCGCGGGAATAGCCGCCGTCTTCAGCCATCTCGATCTTGTAGGTATTCTTGATGGAGCTCGTAAGCTTCTGGATCGCGTCCAGATCGCCCGCAGACATTTCGCGCTTGTCGGCGATTTCGTCAAGCTCTTTGCAGAGCATTTCGCGGAGATTCCTCAGATCATACATATCGCTTCCTCCTTTCATGCTACGCGCTCGACGGTAAGATTGCTGTTTGCAAAATTAACCGTTTGCGTGCTGGTGTTCCGCATACCTACCGTCAGGCAGCAGCCTCTCGGCACGCTCACCTGTGCGGACACATAAACGTTAAAGTAGTTTTCTACCGCTGCCGGTGCCACAGTCGCCGTCGCGCTTGCCAGGGCTTCACCGTTGATGGCAAGTGCGGCTGTGATTGCCTCGACTGTGCCGCCGGTTGGAATTGCGATGTTGCCGCCGTAGGAGACTTTGAAACTCGCTCTGCACTGATTTGTCAGCCCGCGCAGCGTGACCAGGCCGCTGCCCTCGCGGTGCACGATGCACGGCTTGCTGCTCACTGCTGTTTCCGTCAGCGGGACGTTCTGCCCGGCGGCGACGCCGACGACGTTGGAATTTGTAAACTCAGCCAATCCCAAACACCCCGCTTCCCGAATTGCCTGCTTTGCAGTAGTTCAAAATCGGCTCCATCGCCGTCTTCATCGCCTCTGCGCAGTTCGGCTGCTCCATTTCGTCCACCGTTTTCAGGATACAGGCGTATGTGTAGAGATCCGTGATGTTCATCTTGTACAGATCCACGCCCATCAGGTGATCGATGAATTTCTTCTTGAGTTCCTTATATGTTGCCATAAAATCATTCCTTTCATAAAAATATAGCGGCGGGACGATTGCCCCGCCGCGTTGCTTTCGAGTATCGGCAATGGGGCCGACCATTTTCGTGAGGCCACGAAAAAGCTCTACGATGTGGAGTTGTTACGCGCAGTTTCTGCAACCGTAGTTGTAGCCGTTATTACATCCGGAATACTGGTACGGGGCTGGAACCTCAAATGCAGGAACCGGGCGCGGGTTGTAATACGCCAGCTGCCCACTCACATAGTTACGCAGATCGAGCGTCTGAGCGTTCTGGCTTGCCGCAAGCTGCGCAACAAAGAGCTGCTGGTTTTGCTCGGCGATCTTCGCGTCCTTCGCCGCAAGCTCCTGCGCCGTCAGACGCTGGTCGATGCTGCGGAAGCCGCAATTCATGGCGTCGATGATGTCGCGGGTGGTGTTCTGCACGGTGTTGCGGGTGTCGCATGCCTGCGTCGCCATGTCGTAGCGCACCTGGGCGATTGCTGCACGGTTCTCGCAGCAGCAGTTCGCCGCCTGCATCTGCATCGCGTTAAGCTGCTGCATGAGCGCCGCCTGCTGATTGCAACGGGAAAGCTCGGCGGACTGGAAGCCAGTGTTCATGTTCTGATTGACACCGGCGAAACCGTTCAGCAACGTAGTGTTCATTGCGTAAAATCCGTCGCAAAGCCCCTGCTGGGTAATTTCGCCCTTACGCTCGAGTGTGGACGCCGCGCTGTCAATCTGCCGCTGAAGCGTAGCAAAGTCACTTGCAAGAACATAGTTGTCCGCAGCGCCGCCGCCATTATTGCCGCCCCAACCGTTCCGATTCCACCCCATCAGAACAATGAAGAACAGAATAATCCACCAGCCGTTATCGCCGCCAAAGCCTCCCCAGCCATTACCGCTGTTCGTGCCAGCCGGAACGACAGGCATGTTCATAGGAATACCATCGCCATTCAAACTCATAGTTTTCTCCTTTCGTAGATTTTGAAATTTATCTCAATCGTGCGCACGAATTGAAATCTAAGTTATCCAAGAAGCTGCTGAAACTGGCTTGCCACCTGTTGCAGCTGATTTAACTGCTGCTGCGATATCTGGCCCGACTGCACAAGCTTTTCAACCTCTGCTTTCGGATTCCCCTTAAATGCGCTCTGGAATTGCCGGAACTGCTGCACCAGCTGCTGAAACTGGCCGATCTGGCCGGGCATTTGCCCGCCGCCCAGAGCATTAAACAGTGGGTTCATTGTCTGCCTCCTTTGTCTTGCGCGTCGGTCTTACGCTGGGAGCCGTCAGCTTGGCTACAAGCTCGTCGAACTCCTTGCGGGTCACATATTCCTCGCTCATGTCCCTTCGGGCCGCTGTGGGCGTTATAACGGTCTGTGCGCGCTCCACAAGATCATACGTTGTCATGCTCGGCTTTCCGCTTGCATCGGCCTTTTTCACATACACGACCGGCGCGTTCATATCCCAAAGCGTTACTGCGTTGTTGGGCGCGACAATAAAGTCGTTTGCGGCCTGCTCGTTCGGGATCCAGATGATCGACTGATTCTGCGGCTGCTGGGGCTGCGGTTGGTAAGCCGGCATCTGCGGCGCGGGCTGATACTGCGGGCGCATCTGCATCTGCGGCTCCTGCATCTGCGGCATGGGCGGCTGATTGTAAATCGGCTGCTGATACACATACGGCTGTTGTCCAAACATCATGTTTCCTCCTTTGCCCAATAAAACAGTGGAATTTCACTCCCAGAATCCCACGTGTCAAAATAAGTCCCATCCTCCACGCACACAACGTGGCTTGATAACGCCAGCACATACACGCCGCGCGAATGGTTTGCGCAGAAGTCCGCGACGGTGTAGCAGTCCGGGCATGTGTTCGGTATCACGTTCCGGGTAAAACCATGCTGCCGGAGGTACGCACCCCATACACTGTTTGCACTCGGAAGATCGCCCAAGATCAGACCTTGCAAGCACAGCCCGATATATATTTCATCCCAGCTTTTCCCCGTCGCCTTTGCGATTGCTCGAACAGTGCAGTCCCCGACCTGCCGCCCGGCGGGATTTGGATTGAAATAAGAAAAGCCCATACCGAACACTCCTTTGATGTGTCCAGTATGGGCTTTTTACTATTTTCCTGTGCCTCAGTTATGCATCAGTTTTGCTCAAATAAATATGCAGCAATCCAGCCGCGTATCAGTTCGTTTGGCGTCGTGCCGTTGGACTTGGCTGCGGCCTTAAAGCTTTCCGCGATCTCCCGCTTGAGCTTGCAGGAGATCACGGACATGTTCTCAGCGTCCCACTTGTTGCGAGCGCGGCGCTGGGTGTCAGTCGGCATAGCATACCTCCCACGCGCAGATGTTCGCCGCATTCAACGCGGCAGAAATCAGCGCTTCGGCGTCCACGCCCAGAACGCCGGAGATGGACCGCAGAACGCCCAAGACATCCTCCGGGGTGTCAACGGACGCATCGTCCATTGTGCCGTCGGAAAAGCGCCAGCAGAAGCTGGCGGCGGTCACGGAAAAATACACGCGGCTGCCAAAATCGCCGCAGGACGTGTCGTCGGCCTCGACGGTGACAAGATTGCCGTTAAGATCGACAACGATACCGCCGGAAAACTGCCAGTAACCTCCGCCATTATTTGCAGTGTCCGGGTTATAGTGGGGATTTGTCTGCGCTCCCCACGCAGAAACGATATTAAACATGTCTGCCATCCTCCGATTTTTTTGTCGTGTTTGTTTTGCTTTGTTTCTATGGCTGCATTATATACTGTAATACCGTATATGTCAAGGGCTTTTCAAAAATTTTTATATAAAAAATAAGCGCCGAGAAACCGGCGCTTATCTCAGTTATACAGTTTGCTGGATGTCCGTTGCATCTCCCGCATGATCTCCGGCAGGCGGCGCTGTACCGTGGCGCGGCCCAGAAACAGCTCTGTTGCAACGTCCACTTGCGGGAGCTTGTCCACGAAGTAAAGGTGCGCGATCTTCTCATTCTCCCGGCCAAGATTGGCCTGATAGATCACGGCCTCCATGTCCTTGCGGGTCAGGCGGCCCAGCTCCGGCGGCAGCTTGGCCCGCGCCTGCGGCGACATAGGCCCCGCCTCCTTACTTTTCCTTGTGCGTCAGCACGGCGATATTGCCCTTGTTGCTCACTTCGAGATCCAGCGCGGCGGCGATATCGCGGATTTTGACGTAGTTCGTGCCGTTTTTCAGGATGCGTTCAACGGCGACTTCTTTACCGTCCACGATGATCTTGCTCTTTTCTACCATTTCGGTTTCCTCCTCTGCATTTTTTCCATCTTCGAGGGCCATCACGGTATGGCCCTCGCTTACCAGCACGTCCCCGCGCAGGAGATTTGCGTCCGTCGTCAGATACTTGCTGCCGGTCAGCAGCATAAAATCTCCCGTTGCTGGCCAATCGTGCAGCATGCAGTATGTCGTGCAGCTGTTGCCCTGCCGACGGTAGAGGGCTTCGACCGACGCGCAGCCTGCGGCCACGGCGCAGAGCATCATGAGCGCGGAGCAGTCCGTCTCCACTGGCTTTGT